TTCGGAATTGAACATTTGCTTTTTACCTAGTTTAAATGTTTACGGTTTGATTTAATATTAAATTCAGTTATTTGCTAAATGATGAAAGAGTTCTCAGGTATGCAGACATCGAACCATTTATTGATTCGGGTGAACTGTCAACACCTTCAGAAATATTCTCTCTTTTAGCTGATGGAGAAGTTCCTTTTGAGGGGAAATAAGATTCCTTCAATGTCTCCAACTTTTCACGATAAGATTCTTCACTTTCAAACTCCACACTTTCGGCAAGTGAGGCGAGCTTCTCTTTCTGAGTCTGTGCAAGACCATCAGAGACCTGATCCACGATTCCATCAGCAACCGACTCTGCGAGACGCTTGTTTAGTGAAACGTTTTTCTCAATCTGCTCGTTGAGTTTTGTTTCCATGTCATCTAGTTTTTCTACCATGCTCTCAAGCACATCATATTTTTCTTCAGGGATAGTTACATAATGTTCTTCAAAGAGACCCTTCATTCCTGAAAGGAATGATTCGGTCATTTCAGACTTGAGTCCTGCTTCAACTGCGAGTTGGTTCTCAGTGAACCACTCTTCAGCTACATACTCAAGATAAGAATCGACACGCTCGTTTAATTCTTTTTTAATATCCTCTACTTCTTCAGCAAGGACTTGAGAATAACGTGCTTCAAGAGATTCTTTGACTTCAGCAACCTTGGATTTGATTGCTGCTTCAAAGATAGTTTTTGCTTTTTCTTGAAACTCTTCAGAAAGTTCTTCACCTTCTAAAAGAGCATTGACATCTTCTTCGATATCAATTTCAGCAACAACTTCCTCTTCAACAACTTCCTCTTCAACCACATCTTCTTCAGAAGTTTCTTGTTCAGCAACTACTTCGTTAGTGGTATCTTGATCTTCTTCGACAACAGATTCGGTATCAAGTTCTTCTTCTTCTTTCATACCTTTAGCTGCTTCAGCAGGTTTAGCACCCTTGTTTACAACATCCTTAACTTGCTTAAGGGTTGTTCCCGGAGTGTTCAGTTTTGCTGAATCATCATCTGGTTTGTAGTTCTCGGGGGTAGGCCCACCGAGATCTTCATAACCTACTGATTGGCCATCAGGAACATTACCTGACAATCCCTTCATAGGATCCGCTGTGCCCCCTTTGGCATTTACAGCGGTTTTGGATTGCGTTGTGCCTACTTCCATTTCTTGTAAATCTCCACGAGACATGTGAACTACTCCGAACCTTTGTGCGAATTTAATCTATATTTATTTATAAATTATTAAATTACAATGAATTTAAAAAATTATTGAATAAATTTAATTTATGTTCATCCAAACTTCTTTGATGAACTAGGGTGTTTATTTTTTTCTTAGTGTTTTCCGCGAGTTCCTCACGAAGAATACCACCATCCCAAACCCATTCTTTACCTTCCATAATTCCCTGAACAAATGCATCAGGTGCAGATGGATCAGCAACAATATCAGCAGCAGTTGCTAACATGAAATCTTCTCCAACTTCCATCACCCCATTTTTGTTCTGAGAAATTGAACCGATTCCACGGGAAGATACTCCAAGAGTAACTCCTTCCTTTAAAAGGGACTCTGCAATCTTACCCATTGGTGTAGAAAGAATTTGTGCTTTTCCAATAAAATTATTGCCTTCTTGCTTAAGAGAAACAATTTTATGAGAAACTCTATCCAGGTTGACTGTTGGGCCATCAGGGTGACCTAACTCGCCAAGAGCACGACCTTTATTGATATAACTTTCAGCATATCTTGCAACCTCTTTTTGCATCGTCGGAAGACGATACATTCTTTGATTGCGATTTACTTTTTCAGTCTGAAGAAAAGGTCCCTGAATATAAAGATTCTTCTTACCATTTTTTTCTTCAATAATAACTTTTACTGCTTCAATGTCTTCTCTAATGAGTTTCATTATGCTTGCCCCGATTGTTGTACTTGTTGGATATGAAGAACTCCACTACCGCCATCTGGGTCAAAAGCACTGACTTTTAAAGTATTAACCAGACTTGCACTGCCAGTAAAATTGGTGATTATACCGGAAGTATTAGCATTGAGAGTCAATCTAGTAACAAAATAATTATCATCCGATAACCTTGCACTATCAACACTTAATACTGAAACATCATTGATAAGTGTTGCATAATTGGAATCTGCTGTAGTTCCACTTATAACAAGACTTACATGATCACCAACACCAAAGGGCATTTGAGTTCCTTCAGGAGCCGTAACAAGAGTTGTTGCTCCCGTAGTAATACCAGCAACTATTTGCGATGCTCTTGTCATTGCAAGAGTTGCAGTACCACCACTGGGAATATAATAATCCGCAGCAGATACATTAGTCTGAGCAGTTGGTGAAGTATTAATTGCAACATTAGCACCAGTGCCTTTGGCAACTAATCTGATTACATTACTTTGAACAGTAAATGCAGATGAGGTGCTTGCAGCTCCAGATAAGGATATAGTTTGTGCAAGTCCAACGGGTCTATGTGCCATTATCGTCTAATCATTTATTTTTATTTATAAAATTACTCTTCAGTAGCAACTTCATCACTACCATTTCCAGCGTCAAACATCGAAAGAGCAACTTCGGGTCTGTGATTGTCAACTTTTCCAGAAGCTTTATTAAAGAGAATTTCTTTAACTTTATCACTAATGTCAGAGGGTGACTCATCAGCAACAATCATATCCATTAAATCATCCATGAAAAATATGTTATAAGAGTAACATTCAGATAGTATTTATACACGATTAAAGTTTTCCACTCACAATACCATCACCAACAACTCTAGTATACTTGTCGAGAGTTCCATCTTGGAGACATTTAAGATGCCACCGTGTCATTAGTAATACGTTTTCTCGTTCTAATCCATAAAGAAAATCTTTACCATCTTTCATTACACTTTTCCACATTGCAAAACTTTTTTCCATATAAAAAGCATCGTCAATTAATTCTTTATCATTCAAATTAAATTTCCCCTCCTTTAGGTAATTCTGGTGCTTCTGTTGATTGTGCCTGTGCCTCTAGATCTGGTTCCATTATTGGTTGCCCTAAATCAGTTGGTTCTCCAGTACTGGGATCAACTTGCATTAATGCAGGATCTGGAATAGTACCATCTTTAATTTCTTTTTTAATAAGTTTATCTTGTTCAATAATTTCTTGATCTGTTTGACGAAGAATCTTACGTCTCACATAATCTTGAGAAAAATATTTGCCAATATATGGTTCTGCAGTTTGAAGACTACCAAGTCTCTCATTCAATAATTCAGATTCTTTAAGTTCTGAGAAGTGATTATCATAGAGGAAGTCATACTGGATATGCTCACTCATTACTTCCCAATCTTCAGGAGTAATCACATTCTTTAGAATCAATTGAGTCTTCAGCATGTCATTAAACATGTTAGAAAATCTCTTTCTTAAACGACCAACAAACTTGGTAAATTTGAGTTCGTCTCTCAAGATCTCAGAAGATCTCCCCAAGTTAAACCCACCTTCTCCATCCATTCGTGATGGAGGGACGTTAAGTGAACTGTAGAGTTTCTTTTTAAAATACTCAATATCAGTGATTTCACCCAAGTTTTGTCCGCCAGGAAGAGTGGTGATTTCGGTTCCTCTTCCACCCTCACGCCTGGGAAGCCAGAAGTCTTCGAGCATTGCCATGTGCTTTTTATCATCACGAATTTCTCCAGTTTGTGCATCATAGACGAGTTTGTTGCGATAACGCATCATTACGTCTCTTAAATATTGTTCTGCTTTGACTTTTGGAAGATTACCAACGTCAATATAGAAAATTCTACGTTCAGGAGCACGAGATAATCTATAGATTACCAATGAGTCCTCAATCATACGAAGTTGATTGATAGATTTGATTGCTTTATGAAGATATGAAAGGACTGTTCCTTTGTTACGATCTACAAGACCAGATGTACAATATGTAATTGCGTCTTTAGCAATTTTAATTCCCTGAGTTCCATCAGTGGCATTCATGTTCCCTGTCGGATATGACATTTTGGGATTGTAAATATAATATTCATCAATCTCTGGGAACTGATATGACATTGGATCTTCATTCAATTTAAAAACTGAAGGTCTTTGTTCATTTGGATCCTTCCTTTTCTGCATTCTAATGTGACGCATTTTCATTGCATCAATATAACGCAACTCTTGAATTCCCTCCTCAGGTTTTTTAAAGTCAATTACCTTATGATAGTAAATGCGACCATCAACATACCAATTTCTGTAGATTTCATATGCCTTTTTATCAAAATCCAATAAATCTAAAATATATTTAAATTCTTTACGAATATTATTTTTAATACCATCACTGGCATTTAAATTATCTAAATCAATTTCAATGGGACTATCGTTAGCATCAGATACAATAGCTTCATTGACTATATCTTCAATAGCACTGTCCGTTTCTGGATGGAGTGCCATCTCTCGATATCTTTTTATTAAATCAAATTCAGTTTTATAAACACCTTCAATATCAACATGAGTACCAAAAAAACCACTACTCATGTAGTGAGATACCCCGTCCTCATTGTTAGGAGCAACGGGGGAAACTGCACTTGGAGATAGTGGTTCGGTGTCCTCAATAGAGAACCCAAATAACTTTGACATGATTAATGGCTAACTTTTATCTATTTATTAACCATTAGGACCGCCAGCTTTTGAAAGAGTGAACGATTGAACTTGGAAAGTTACAGTAAACTCTTCAAGAGTATCAGAACTATCATATGAAAGATCGATTTGAGATACTTCTGTTGGGAAGATATCAATGAATTCATACTCTGCAAGGACTACGTTTGAGTCTCCTGCATTATTTCTACTAGAAGCAGTAGAACCTCTACCTAATTGGAATACAGACGCATTAGTCATGTATGATTCTGGAAGAGTAGCGCCAAGATTGTTATCCAATTTGGCGATCTGATCCATCCAAGCTTCCATTGCTGTTCTGAGTGCGAATGCCTCATCATTAATAATAGTAATGGTCCAGGTATCAATTGTCCTGTCACCAGCTACTTTAAATATACGTCCTCTGAAAGGAACGTCAATATTAGCAATATTAGATGCAGGTAAAGCAGCTGCCTTACACATAAATCTAAAATTGTCAGCATCCCAAGGGATTCCTCCCGGTAATGTTGTAAGTTCTACTTCAAATAGATTGGGGCGGGCACCGCCCCCAATGAGTGCAGATTTGAACTGAGAAATAGTTTTGTTCTCTCTAGATGTTGCCATTTTTTAAATCCTCCTTTTTTATTTAGATAATGTTATCAAACTCTGCCTGCTACTTCTTCAAAACTAACGCCTGTGCGTGTAGCGACGAAGGTAAGCGTGACATAATTAATAGATTTCGCTGGTTTCAGGAAGATATCTGCCCTGAATTCATTATTATCGATAACATCTGGAGTGTTGTTTGTAGTATCGCAAATAACAAGGAATCCGTAAATTCCCCTCTTTGCTTCAACATCTCTCAAGAATGGTTCAACAATATTTCTAAAGTTTGCTCTTGTTAACTCATCGTTGAGTTCAAAGAGTTGTGATTCAGCAGCACCTTCAAGTGCTTGTTCAATTGTTAGGAACAAACGACGTACATTGATTCGATCAAATGCTGATGCAAAACCAAGTGCAGTTTTATCACCAAAGAGAAGTGTTCCTATACCTGGTTTGGTAATGATGGAATTAACTCTTGCAGTGTACAACCTATCTCTTTGAGCCTTAGTTGGATTGTATGAAAGTTTAACTACATTATTAAGAACACCTCTTTGCTGTCCTGCAGGTGAGAACCAAGGATATGCATTGATTCCTGTCCTAACCATCAGACCAGCAACGTCACCATTAGTTGGGACATAGCGGAATTCATTATTGAATCTGTCATACTTGTAAGCATATCCAGAATCAAAAGTTGAATATGATGAAGAACTCAATGAAGAGTAATACTGAAGTAGATTATCAGTTTGAGTTTCTGTATTAGTAACACCAATCAGATCAGTTCTGTGAGGTCCAATTGTTGCCATACAATCTTTTCTCAGTTCTGCAATAGAAGTGAGATGATTTGCTTTTGCTTGTGAAAGATCTCTAGAACCCAATCCAGGGCCCATGATTAGATAATCAACTTCAATCTCATCTTTATTCTTAAAGAGTTCGTATGAAGTTTTAAGATCTCCAAGAGTTGCGGTCATTCCGCCATTTGAACCTCTTGCGGGAACTCCAGCACTATAGTCTTCACCACCACCAAGAGAATATGAAACGTTTCC